TCACAGTAGTCATCATTATCTCCAAATGGAAAAGATGCTAGTTCTTCTCTTACTTCATCTGCAAAGTCTTCATCAGGAGCCCAAACCATACCAGATTCAAATATAGGAGCAACACTGTTCATTCTTGCTATCTTATCTTGTCCTCTACTGGGTGAATAAGCTGTGACAGGTATGCCCATACGTCTTAGTTCTTGTGTTAGTGGTGTACCTGATGCTTTTGCTTCAATCAGCACACAATCTGGTTCCCAATACTTGTACTCATCAAAAGCTATTCTTTTAAGCTCAGGGAAATCAACCCTGTACCTTTTAGCGTCTAATAAAATTATTTGGTCAACTTCGTCACGATCTTTAAATATCGCCCATGTCGTTATGGCAGAGTAGTCAGCAGTTTCTTTCTTTGAGAAAGCAGTATCATAGCTCTGAATCACATAGCTATAGTCAGGTATATCTTCATCTTTCCAAAGTTGCCACCATTCTCTTTTAACAATAGAACCTTCTTCAGATGTAGGGTTTTGCATCCACTGTGCGTTCCATTTAGATACAGGCAGAGATGCTTTTACAGACAAGAGTTCTTCTTTCTTCCAGTATTCACCCCACAAAGGATTTTCAGTGTCAGGTAATATCGCTGGAAACTCTACGACTTCCCATTGGTCAGCATTGTCATCACCTTGTTTCTTTAGAACCTTGCCCACCAAGTCTTTGGTACTCCAACGAGTCATTACTATCACAATAATGCCACCCGGTTGTAATCTTTGTCTAGGTCCTGATGTATACCACTCATAAGCAGACTCTAATGACTTGGGAGATAGGGCATCTTGCTCTGAATGTGGGTCATCAATAATAAGTAAATCAGCACCACGACCTGTAATCGCACCACCGACACCAGCATAGAACGATTCACCTTCTTGGTTTGTTGTCCATCTACCAGCTGATTTGTTATCTGCTTGCAGTTTTAATTTTGGAAAGATAACTCTAAAGTCTTCACTGTCTATAAGGTTTCTTACCTTTCTACCAAATCGCACAGCTAATTCAGCTGTGTGAGTACACTGTATTATTTTTAAAGCACCATTTAGACCCATCATCCAAGCTGGAAAGAATGTAGATGCAAATTCTGACTTAGAGTGTCTAGGCGGTAAACATACAATTAAGCGTTTCAGTTTGCCTTGTGCAATTCTGTTGAATTTATCTGCAATTATTCTGTGGTGTCTGCCTTCAATAAAAGTGTCACCCCACATATGTTTAACAAAACCCATAAAATCATTATGGCATGAGTCTTGTTTGTCTAATTGTTCGTAACGACTGAGTAGGGCTACTGCTTCTGCTTTATCTTGTTCAGAAAGAATATCAAAATCTTTTAATGATATATCGCTCATTTATAAATCAGGTTGAGTAACTAGGTAGTGACATAGTAGCTACCCAACCCTAAACACAGTGTGTCTAAGGTTAGTATAGTGCATTTGTCTAACATGCTAAACCTCGCTCCACTCTTTACCTTCAAATAGTAGAGCTTCTGCTTCTCGTCTGCGTATCAAACCTGTCAACACCTCCCCATTAGCTTTGTTCCATCGTTTAATTTGTTGTGGTACTTCTGCGTATTTACCTTCGTTCAAGACTTTTAACATTGTTGAGCTACCTAGGTTGGAAGGTCCTAAGTTGTAAACCCATGCACATAAAGAGTCATATTGGCTTTGGTTTAACTCCACTTCAACCATGTCATTTATGTAGCTTTCATACTCAATCATTTCTTCTTGCAGTAAATAATCAGCTTCGTCTTTGTTAATTTTGTCGCCTTCTTTTACGTCTTTAGTGTGGCCATAGCCTATAGTCCATACATCAGCTGGACACTTGTAAGCTTCTAGCTCACATCCTTCAAACTTTTTAATTAAGGCTAATCCTTCTTGTGATATTTGCAATTTATTCTCCCCAAGTTCCATCTTCCAATATTTTACCTGTTTTGGTTCCACCCCAGTATTCCACTGCGTGTTTCTCTTTAATAAGCTTTTGGCATATATCTTCTCCATCAGCTGTATAAGGTATGCCAAGAATCCTTCCATATTTGCCTTTTCCAAGAGATTTAATTCTAAATGTGCCTTCGCAAAGCTCTTTAAGTCTTTCTTTCGCTTTTAAGCCTAATGCTTTTTCTTCTAAATTTCTAGTGCGGCTCTCTGGTGTATCTATTCCAGCCAACCGGACTCTTTGTTTGTGTAGTTTTACGTCAAAACCAAGGTCTAAAATGCAATCAAAGGTATCACCATCGACTATGCGATCTAGCGTAGCTCTGTATACAAATTCATCTGGTGTCTTACTCATCTTCTTTTTCCTGTGGTTTGTCTAATTCTCTATAGTATTTGATTATGGAAAGTATGTCTTTGGTATATCTGGTTATTTCTGCCATGTCCATACTAAGATTTTCGTACTCTTTACTAGATAGTGCGTAGTAAGCTTTTCTTGGTGCTTCACCTTTTTCAACCAAATCTAAATACTCTTGCATAAGCTCAGGCGTGATTATCTCCCAGTCCACTTTAGTAAGACTCATTGGGTAAGGTAAGGGTGGGTGATAGAGTGGAGCTCTTTCTGCAATACTTCTGACCTCTACTGGTTTGACTGGTTGCATCAAAGAGCAACTAGCCATTACCAAACAAAAACTAATTAGTGCTAGATTTTTCATCAAATTGATTTGGATTACTTAAATTTTCTAAAGTGCTCATGACTCTGTTAGAGGCTTTATTCACACGAGTTTGTAGCATCTTTGGTTTGGCTAAAGCTAGTTCGTCTAGGTCATGATTAGCAAAAGTTTTTCTAAGTCTGTTTACGTCTTGCATAGCTTGTTGCTTGTCAGACTCTAACTGAGCTAATTGATTTTGTTGGTTTTTTTGTTCAGCTAAATAATTCTTGATTGATTCGTTTTGTTTTTCTATTTCAGTTTCTAAAACTACTTGGTTGCCTTTTAAGATACCTATTTGTTCATTAAGATAATCAATGTAATAGAAAGAACCAGCTGCTGTAGCTATAAGCAAACCCCCTAGTATTAAACTTAACTTCATGCCCATGTATATACTTTTAACGCCTCAGCTTTTCCTTTAACTGTTAAATCTGGTAATGACTTTAACACATATTTACACTTTTGTGCTGTTTCATGCCCTATGAGGGTACTTACACCAGCTTCTTTAGTTCCTGATTCAAGACGAGCTGCTACGTTACATGGGTCACCAATTAGACTAAACGCAAATCTATCTGTAGCTCCAAAATTTCCAGCGATACACACGCCACTGTTTACACCAATACCAATAGCTATTTCTGGTATGCCTTCTTCTACAAAACGCTGGTTCAATTCGACAATGTTTTTCTCTATCTGTTTAGCTGCGTCACATGCCAACTGATGATGGTCTTCTTGTGGAATAATTGTGTTGAAATGAAACATTCCAGCATCGCCTATGAACTTGTCTGTAACGCCTGAAAATTGATTTACAGCCTGTACTTGTACGTCTAAGACAGAGTTCATGATATAAGTGACCATTTCTGGCTCTACTGACTCAGAAAGGCTCGTAAAACCCCTTAAATCTGTGAAAATTATCGAACAATCGACCCTAGCACCATTAATTTGACACAATTCTGGGTTTTTTTGCAGTTTTTTGACCATTCTAGGGTCTAAATACTTACCAAATTGTTGTTTTATGAGCTGTCTAGCCTTGTATTGCTCTCTAAAACGCACATAAAAGGCTGTAGAACCAGTAATAAACTGTGCAATGAGTGTCCAAGTCACATCAATCAACATGCCTGTCTGTATTAAGTAATATCCTGTATAACCTGTGGATAACATGACAATAACACCTAAAGATATGCCTGTAGTGATGCCAAATACAGTTAAAATGACCCAAATAAGTATTATCGACAACAATAAAGTCATAAATTCGACTGCAAACGACCAATCAGGCACATAGGGGCTGTTTTCTATCAGTATTGACTCAGCTAGAGCTGTTTGTATCTTATGTGGCTCTAACAAGCCTACTGGAGTTGCTAGTTGAGGCATGATGCCTTTGGCAGTAAATCCTACAAATACAAATTTATTTTCTACATCCATTTCAGCAAGATCAGTTTGTGGTGTATCAACCCAACTAATCCACTTACGACCTAGTGAATCTACTGACACCGGTGGCATGCCTCTTACTCTGATTTGTTCTATCCCATTATCGTTAGTTTTAATTACATATGTTTCAGCTTGAGCCAAAACCTTTAAAACTTCTGTGGCATATGAGGACACCCAACCATCAGGTGTTTTCATGAGCAATGGTAATCTTCTAATTAAATTGTCAACGTCAGTTCTAGCCACTGCTATGCCTTGAGCACTATTTTGTTTTAAAACATCTATGTTCTCTATAACGCCTTCTGCCATCATACCGCCAGCATCTTCACCTAGAATAACTGTTCCAGATGTAGGTGGATAATTACCTTTACCTTCAAACATTGCGAGGACACTAGGAGAGAAAGAGAGTGCTTGCGTAAACTCAAAGTCACCACCAAAACGATCTGGTTGAGGAAAGGCCATAACCCAACCTACGCCCAAAGCTCCTTTACGCAAAAGGTTAATATGTATTTGAGCTAGAGTTTGTCTTGATAAAGGATAACCACCTTCATTTGCAATATCATTTTCAGTGATGTTAAGTATTACAAAATTACCACTTTCTTTCTGTTCAGGTATCAAAGCATCAAAAGTTTTAAGTTTTAACACCTCAAGTGGCGTAAGTTGATAAATAAATGGCAAAACCAATATAAGTATGAGTGATAGTGGTGTTAGTTTTTTCATCCAGAACCTTGTTTAATTGTAATGGTTGTTGAAGATCCACCATTAATCTTAACCGTATTAGATACACCATCTTGTATCAAGATAATTGTATAACTGTTTGACCCATCTAAGTTTAGTCTAGCACTTTGACTGACTGTTCTATTCAAACTAATAGTTTGTCCTGCAACTATAGTTGTTATCTGCGTGTCCTTATCTTGTCCTATATCTGTACCTACAATACGAATACCAACACCACCTTGTTTAAGTGCAT